AATTCCGCCCAACGCTCTTGATATCCAAAAACGTCGTTATCTGCGCTTGCACCGGTAACATAGATCTCTTTGTTAAGAACCGCCTGTTCGCCCAAATGAGCGAACGCCGGAAAATAAAAGTCGTATCTAGTTGAACGACTCCACATCTTACGCAGACCCTGCTGATAGGTCAGGTCTGCACGAACAGACACCAAACCAATAATTACACCATGCTCCGTAAACGATTGTGTAAATCCATGACCATGGGCGAGTCCAGTGCCCATAGCTGCGAGATTACCCAAAGGAGTAGTAGTACCAGAGGCCGACGTACCAGACGTCTGGGCGATGGGATTAACAGTAATGGAAGCAGAACCACCGCCAAGGTACTCAGGACGCTGCAAACGAGCGTCCGGGCTAATAACACCAAAGTGAGCACGAATAATTTCAGTGTAACGTGTACCGCCACGGGCATCCCTTTCAAGAAGTTTCTGAATCTGAAAAGACTGACGCAACTGATTAATGGTTGCAGCCGTCGCCTGAGACAAATCAGCATACAAACCAGAAACTCCAGAAGTAACAACACTTAAAACCTTGTCAGTTGCTCCAACAGTACCACCAGACCGAGTAAAACCAATATTTTGGTTATAAGCAGACGTATTAGGAGACGCTACACCAGCTCCAGTAGTATACAAACCCAAATTATTAGTACCATCAGTCAATCCTAACGACTTACCGCTACCAAAAACCGGCGCTGTATTACCGAGAGGCAAAGTAACCGACTGGCCCTTCTGAGGCCAAGGAAGAGCAGACGTAAAATAATCATGACGCTTGCCTCGGCGACGCAAAACATAATTTGTGCTTGCCGAAGCGTCCGGGCCATCGCCCGTGTCTACCACAGCTGCCGTCTGTAAATTCTGATCTCTAAACCACTCATTCCAAATCAAGTTGTACGCACGTGTAAAAAAAGCGCAGTGGGAGACGGTATTACCGTTACCTACTTGACCCACGGTGGGGAGTCCCATGTAGTCTTGTAAACTACCCACTGCGTAACCACTCGACGGAGAAACCTGTTGAGGAACCAAATAACTAATCGAATCACCGGGATTGTTCTGTTCTCCCATAAACTTCTGCCAATTGTCCCAAACCAAACGATTAGGAACAAAAAAGAAAAAAGAATCCAGGTGCATATTGTCCATCACTGGCGTGATAGGCGTAGCCAGACGAGCAAAAGCCGTCATCTTCAAATTAAATGTATCACCGGGAAGAACTTCGTCCACATAAATCGGGACTAGAAAACCAGCGTCAAACGTGGTCTTATGGGTTTTCTGAATCTTGAACGCCGAACGAGGAATATCGGCTTTGGGGATCATAGCAAACTTGTGCATGTCCACCGACTTATTGCGATGCATATCATCTCCAAGTCATACACGCTTCGCGTGTTCCTCACCGACTAAACTTCAGTCGGCGAGGGGGGTTTAAATTCAAAACCAGAGAATTAGGACTTAGCTTGTTTTCCCAGCATAAGAACCTTCATATCCTCATAGCTCTCTATACGACCTGTACTATCATCGAAAAGACCAATTTCGTAAAGGTCAAAATCATCAGCATGATGAAAAAGTTGATTATCAGCAGAATCACGCTGAACTTCATCCATAAAACTACGCACTGCCATAGCAGGAGTAGGAACAAACCAAGGACGCATAAAAGCATCTGCAGCTCTATCTTTAATTGCAACTATTACTTGTTTCATAACATCCCCTTTACTTAAGTGTACGAGGTAACCGCTTCAATGTAGCTTTAGTTACCGCTTCTTTAACCGCTAACCGCTCATCCGTATTGTCTTCCAGACGCAATCGCGCGGCCTTCTCGCGCTCCCACAAAATCTGATCAAACTCCCAGGGATGATCATCAGCGTACTTCTTGTCATAAAACTTCGGTGGTTTCATCTTCTTACCGTTAACAATAACGTAATCCTGAGGATACACGTCCGTTTTATAACGCTTATACCAATCGTAACCTATACCGGGCTTTAAAGACATCTTATTAAATTCCGGCCTACGACTAGTAATCTCTCCAGTAGAAATGTTAACTTCTTCGTAATGCTGATCCGCCATACCACCAGTTACCTTCTTCATAATATAACGAGCAACATAAGCAGCAGACTGAAAATTAACCTCTCCAATACTGGAATGACCAAAAGGCCATAACTCTTCAAGAACTGGCGACCGATAAATCTTAGAACCTGATTCGGTCTTCTGCCACAAATACTTATCCTCAAAATCAAAATTAAATATACAAGCGTGAAAATGGGGCCTACCAAACTGCTCACCATACTCACCTGCCATATAAAACCTTATTGGAAACTTGTCTTGAGACTCCGCATACGCTGCCGGCTCCAGACCCTTGAAGCGTTTTCTAAACCGCTTCATGAACTTCTGATAGTCCTCATAATGCAAAGAGTAGTCATCAGGTAAATGCTCATCCGAATATGTCAAAGTAAGAAAACAGTTGTTTTTATACAAACTGGCTTCATGCATACACCGAACAGCCCACTGACGACTTCTCTCTAACCGACACCCAACACACTGACCACAAGGCAATTCCAACGACTTAACAATGTCATTTCGCTTTAACTCTGCAAAAACTATAGAACGATCTGCACACTGAAACGCCTTTAAAGGCTTAAAACAAGGCATCTCACAAACGCCATCCGCCGCGCATTGGATTCACATTCATATTTGCAGCTTTAGTAGTACGAACATGACCCTTAAAACGTTTCGCTGAACGATACTTATTGACCGGCTTACGACTTAGTGGCTTCATCATAAATATACTCCTTTAGGGGGTTGGTGTCACCTAGCACAGTTACATCAAGTAAACCACTGTGCTAGGCGCTGCCTTCGGCAGCTACATCCGCCATCGTAACGATGGCTTTAGGGGCTTCAATCAGCCCCATCTCAACCGCTTTATCGCGGTTAGCCTCATCCATAACAAAATCAACAAACGCTCCCGCGTCGTTATCAAATTCCTTACGAATACGCGCTGGAAGCGCGTCAAAAGCGCTTTGCGCTTCCATAATCATATTCATTGCGGCGTGATAGTCATCAACGCCCGAGAAATCACCAAACTCAGGAGCACGAACAGGCACGATAACTTCGCCTGTACGACCAAAACGCTCCAGAATTGTATTGATGTCAGCTTCATCCCTAAATTGCTGCTGAGCCAATGTAGGATCATCGCAGGCAAGACCTGACTCATCAGAAGCAGCATCACGATCATAGTTATACGGAGTACGCAAAAAAGGTGGCTTCATTTTCCAAATATTCCTTTCAATAATTGCAACATCGGCAACAACTGCTTGCCATACTGAGCTTCCGGCAATTTTTCCCAAAATTCCGACAGCGCCCGCTTTTCCTTCTCATCCAACTTCAAATTTGTTGTGATCTGACCCAAATTTTTTGCCAAAGCACGCAGCTGCGCTTCGTTAGCCTTACCTGTCTCAATAGCCTGAATATTCTGGTTAATTTGAGAATTAAGCAAATTAATATCAGCAATCTGCTTCGTAAAACCAGCTGCTGCTGACCCAGCATAAAACGGAACTTGCTCTAATTCCTTCTTATGAGCCAAGTTCTTTAACAAATTATCGGTAACAACACCTTCCTTCTCAGCTGCAACCTTCTGCGCTTGCTGATTTGCCAATTCACCTTGAGCAGCAGTTGCTTCAGATTGATCTTTCATCAATTGCATCTGAATAGATCTTGCAGCATTAGCTGCACCAGACTCCAAAGTATTTTGAGCCTGATAACTCGCACCCTGAGGACTGCTTGCAGGATTACTATAAGCCAACATAGGATTCAAACCAGCTTGCTGCAAATCACCGACAGCACGCTGATAAGAAGTATTTGACATTCTCTCTTGAAATGCCATCTGCTCTCTAGCGGAAGCCTGAGTCGCAGAGTTAGCTCTCTCACCACCAAGGAAACCTAATAAACCCATGCCTAGCATGGCAGCCGGATTAGATAACATAAAAGGAGCACTTCCCGTAACATTTATACCGGGTAACGGCATCACAACCTCAACAAAAAGGTGTAGATAAGAAGCGCTACCGTGAAAATACCCAGTAGCGCAATTACCGAATTAAACCAATTCATCAGAAATGATCAATTAAACCTGGAACACTATACAACGGCATCGGGCGAACCGCCTTAATATCGAAAAAAGTGTCCAACAAAAACTGCTGACCATTAGCAGCAGCACCCACAGCAACAACACGTGAAACTGGAGGAGTATCCTGAATAAAAGTAGAGGTAAGGGTAGGCAACGACGTAAACCGCTGAGCTAAATGCCATTGGTCGATCGTACCTGCCGACGTCGACTTAAAGAGACCCGTGATCTGTGACGGGTTATACCGATATTCCGCCCAACGCTCTTGATATCCAAAAACGTCGTTATCT